GGTTGACACAACCGAGGATTCCCCAAAATACACAATTGATATTATTAACGCAAACAGCGGCGCAGTAGAAGCAATCACACTTAATTAATTCAAAGGGTAAGAATATTATGTTAACGAGAGAAATTTTAGTTGCAAATGCGGCTTTGTCGGGATTGTCTGACGAACAGATTACAGCGATAACAACATTATCGCAGAATGACGAAAACAGCGTTATTGCCAAGAAAACGGGCGAAATTTACGGGGCTTTGGATGCCGATATTTTGGCGGTTTCCGGTATCGCTAAAAATGGAACCGAAAAAACGTATGATTACGCAAAACGTGTAATGGGGGAAATGAAAACAAAAGCCGATGGCGCAACCGGGATGCAATCGCAGATTGATTCATTGACCAAGGAAAAAGCCCGTTTAGAAAAGGCAATTGCCGATGGTGCGGCAGATGCGGAAACCGTGAAAGCATTGAAGCAGGCAAAAGCAGATTTGCAGAACGTGACAACGCAGTTTACCGAGTTGACAACCAAGTATGAGGCAGAAAAGGCAAACCACGAAAAAGAATTGTTCGGAGTAAGAATTGACAACGCATTGCAGACAGCCGCCGCCGGGCTTAAATTCAAAGCAGGATTCCCGGAAAGCGTAACAAAGGTTATTTTGACGCAGGCGACCGAAAAAGTAAAAGGCATGAACCCGGAATATATAGACGACGGAAACGGCGGAAAGGTTTTGGCGTTCAAAGATGCAATCGGCGCAATTATGCGCAATCCAAACAATCAGTTGAACCCATTCACGCCCGCCGAGTTGCTGACAAAAGAATTGGAAACGATGGGAGTATTGGAGCAGCAAAGACAACAGCCAGGAGGCGGCACAAATAAGCCCGCAGGCGGTGCCGGAGGCGGCGGAATTACATTGGACGTAAGCGGAGCCAAAACGCAATCAGAGGCGTACGAACTTATTACAAAACAATTGATGGCGCAAGGTAAAACGGTAGGTTCCAAAGAGTTTGACGAAGATATGAGAAAGGTTTGGCAGGAAAATAGTATTAACAAATTGCCGGAGAGATAACCGGGTAATGGGTAAACCCGCATTTAATAACAAATTAAAATAAAAAGACTATGAGTTTAATTGCAACAAGATTACAGAATTGGCGAGTAGAAAACCCGGAGTTAGACCGTAATATGACCCGCCCGTGCGAGTATGGCGCCTTAGATTTTTTCATTGAACAGACCAACGCCGGAAATTCCATTTTGTCCCCGAAATTGCGTGAACGTGCGTTTGCCTCAATCGGAAATACGGTACAAGTTCCGGTTATAAATTACGATGGCGACGTTACGGTTAGCAACGTTCGTACGTGTGTTATCCCGGACGATGAAAACACGTCCGCACTTTATACCGTGGTTTGGGCGACATATTCCGTCGGCTTTACAATGGTGCCAACGTTGTATATGAACAACGAAATTTCGTATGACCACGATTTCAACCGCAAAATGGAAAAGGTTTGCAGAGCGTTTGCAAATTCGTTAGACCAAGCAGCCGTTGCAGCGTTGGAGGCAGGAAAAGCCCAAGTATTGAAAGACAAGTTGAATTACAATTTCGCTGCAAACGTTATTGATGTTCCAACGCAGATGGCAACCGAAATTATGGGCGATATTAACCCGATTATGCGTGCAAATTGTTATCCGGGTTTGGTTCACGTCGTAGGTAACGCCGGAATTGACAGCCTTATTAAAAAATTGGCACAGCACGGTATTTATAACGACGTAAACAAGCGTATGGAATACGAAAATAAAGTGTTCCATTATACAAACAACGTCGTAAATGAAGCTAGCAAAAACGGCACATTCTTTGCCGTAGAGGATGGTAACGTTGGCGTTTTAACACGTGTTGACCGTGAGGCGTTGAACCGCACCCGTGCGAATTTCCACGAATGGGACGTTGTACGTTTGCCGTACATTGATTTGCCCGTTGGTTCGCACTATTACACAGCAGTTGGCGACCAGTCACAGACAGCAGGCGCAGCGAGTGCCGATATGACTTGCAACGTGAAAGAATATTTTGGATTTAGCGCAGACGTTGCGTTTGTAATTGCTTACAACAGCAACCCAACAGCCGTTGCAAATCCGATTATCAAAGCGCAGATTGCAGCACGTGCGGAAAATGTACCTTTGGGTATGCCTGTATATGTAACCAACGCCGGGGAATTTCCCGCCGGAGGTGCGAGCGCATAACGCCGGAGCATAACGAATTATTTAACCGAGGGGACGGGGTGGTTATCCCCGCCCCCTTATTTATTGCAATCTTAATTCCTAATATGGGAAATAAATGGGCGTTTTTATGATAAGAATAAATGAAATATGCGAAGCGTTAAAAAATGTGTGCGGGTGGGAGCAATCATACGACCCGGCAAAGGCGATAGACGACAATTTAACGCAGACGGAAAGTGGGTTGTATTTTCAAGGTGCGCACCCGCTTTTGACGTTGGATAGTATGGCGGCGATTATGCCGGATGATTGGGGGCTGCAATACCCGGAATGGAACATGATATTGCCGTACAAAGCCGGGCAGAAAGTGAGCCATAACGGTATTGTTTGGATTGCTAAAATTGACAACACCGGAGAGGAACCAACGGCAAGCGATTTTAATAATGATTACAGCCGGGAGGATTACGGAAACCCATATTGGAAACCGTATAATATGTTGACGGACTTTTTGGAGAGAATGACCCGAAACGGAATTGCGACCGCAATACAGACGTTTACACAGATTAAGCAGTTAGACAAAGAAACACGTAATTTGTTGGAGCGAAAAACGTTCTTTGATGGTGCCGGACGCATACGGGCGACGTTGCAAAACAATCATAAGTTGGTAGGATTTGAAATTGTCCCGGTTCGTGCAATGGGAGTGACGGCGAAAATTGAAAAGATAGGTTTGCAAATGACCGGGGGAACCGGGGTTGTTAGAATGTATTTGTTTCATTCGTCGCAGATAGACCCAATAAAGACTTTTGATTTGAATTTTACCGTTACAAATGGCGGTTTTCAGTGGTTCCCGTTAAATGATTGTTATTTGCCGTATATAAGCGACAAGAACAACGCCGGGGGGGCGTGGTTCCTTTGCTACAATCAAGACGAATTACCCGCCGGAATGGAAGCAATTAACGTATCAAAGGATTGGAGCCGGGAGCCGTGCGGAACGTGCAACATGGGTTCCGTTGAGGTTTGGCGAGAATTGACAAAGTATTTGCAAGTAACGCCGTTTATGTATAATGCGCCGGAAACGTTCGCAGAATACCCGGAGTTGTGGGATATTGCATACACGATGTACACACGAACCCAAAATTACGGGCTGAATTGCGAAATTACTATTGGATGCGATTTAACGGATTTCATTATTTCCCAAAGGCAGATTTTCCAAACGGTAATACAAAGACAAGTTGCTGCAATTGCATTGCGGACGTTGGCAATGAACCCCAACGTAAGGGTTAACCGCAATCAATCAAACGCAACCCGGATGGATATTTTGTATGAGTTGGACGGCAACACGTCCGGCGTTAGACCCGGCGGGTTGGGGTATGATTTAAAAAAGGCGTATGAGGCATTGCGGATTGATACGCAGGGATTAGACCGCATTTGTTTAAGTTGTAACAACAGAGGCGTAAAATACAGAACCGTGTAATTATATAATTCAAAGGGAAAGTTGTATATAATTTCATGTAAAAGTTGTATTTATGAAACGGATAACCGATTTGCGAAAAAGGGTTGCGGATTTCAACGAGGCTTTGACGTCCGGGCGGATAATACAAAACATTATATGGGACAATGAGGCATATATAGTTGATTTGAACGCCGAGGAACAATTGTTTGAACAAGGTATTAACCGTTTGGGCGTCGAAATTTCGGATTATGCACCATACAGCCCCGTAACAATCGCAATTAAAGAGGCTAAGGGACAGCCGACAAACCGGGTAACGTTACGGGATGAGGGAGATTTTGAAAGTAGTTTTTATTTAGAGGTTGGCGACAAACAATTTGAAATTAAAGCGTCTGACTTTAAAACAGAGGATTTAATAAAAAAATACGGTCGTCAAATATTGGGTTTAACCGACGAAAATATTTCAATATTGATTTGGAAATATATTTTCCCGGATTTAATGGCAGAAACAAAAAAACAAATTTATGGCAAATAATGTAAAAGCCCCGGTTATTGACAACCCGGAATTGTTAGACCGGATAATTGGAAACATGCAAAACGGATTGGTTGATAATTTGCCGTGGTTGGATTTTGCATTTGGCAGGGCGGAAAGACTTGTTAAATACAACGGGAACCAAAAGCGATATTATACGCCAAATGTTTATTCCGGCAATAACGATTATATGGAAGTAACGCCGGATGCAAATATTGGTAATTTCTGTTTTTTTTGGGTTGACGACCCGCAAAACATAAGTTGGGAACCCGGCGTTGATATTGGGATAAAAACGGCGTTTTCGATTATCTTTTGGTTTGATTACAGAAAGATATACAACGATGCAAGCACACGCAACAAAGAGGATTTGAAGCGGCAAATATTGGACGTTTTGAACGGCGGTTTTTTGGTGCGAAATGGAAGTTACAGAATAAATAAAGTGTACGAATTGGCGGAAAACATTTACAGGGGCTTTTCGTTGGATGAAATAGAAAACCAATTTTTAATGCACCCGTTCGGCGGATTCCGGTTTGAGGGCGAATTGAGTATTGGAGAAACATGTAAATTGTAGTATATGGAACATTTTATTTATAACATTATTGTTGTCGCATTAATAGCGGCTTTTGTGCTGACGTTATTACGCAAATGGGGCGTCATTGAATGGGTACAGATTCACGGGAACGATTTCTTTTCAAAGATGTTTAATTGCGATTTCTGTTTGTCGTGGTGGACTTGCGTTTTGATTTGTTTCTTTGCGTTGATATTTACCGGGAACCTCTCATTTTTGGGCGTTCCCTTTTGTAGTACAATGATAACACGTGTTTTATTATGAAGAATGTACAAATAAAAGGAATGAACGTTGAGTTGTATGATTCAATCGAGGATTTGCCAATTATGCGTTTCCACAAGTATAACAAAATGCTTTTGGTTGACGCCGGGGTTGGTTCCGATTTGTCGGATTTTGACCGACATATTGAAAAGGTAATACGTTATTTGAACAGCCCAACGCCAAACATGGCAACCGTTGAGTTGGAAAATATGCGCCAAAACATATATTTCATTCAATCCGAGGTTTCCCCCCGGCATTTGGCTTTTGCCGTGTTGGTTAAATCAATAAATGGTAAACCCCGAAATGATTTGTCAGATGATGGATTGCAACAAACAATGAGTCTTTTTAAAGACGTTGCAAATTCAGAGATAACCGCCCATTTGGAAGCGGTTAAAAAAAAAATAGACGATGAATTGCGTTTGTATTTTCCCCGGTTGTTCGATGATGCGACATTGAAAGAGTATTACGATAAATTGAAACAAAGAACGATTGTTGTATTACGCACAATAATAGACGGTCGGGCAACCGAGGCGGACGCAAAAGAGATTGACGACATTACGGCGGAGTTGATAACCTATTTCAACCCGCAGACGTTTACCGGTTCGGAAAGCGTGGAAATTAGGCATGACAGACAATTTGAAAATATGTGTTTGATATTGTCCCAAAATTTGCATGTTGACCCAAAGAAATTTACCGTTTTGGAATATTACAACGCATTTGAGTATATCAAGGAACAAGCCAAAAAAGCAAACAAGCAAAAAAGGGCAAAATAAGGCGATTTCCGGCGTTTTTATTTTTAGGCGATAAATTACACATTTGAGAAAAGAAAATGCAACAGACGGGAAATTTCCCGTAAATAACTAAATAATCGGCGTATGGCAGATAATAACAACCCAATCAAATATTCGGATTTAATAAGCCCGGATAATTCGATTACAGATTTGATAAAACAATTGGATGAACTTTCGGACACCTATACAAATGCACTGAAAAATATCAAAGCCGAGGCAATACAATTGGCGGAGATTCTGAAAAAGGTTTCCGGCGCAACGGAGGACGGGCGAAAGACAACCAAAAAAGCCGCAGACGATGCGGAACGTTTGGCACGTGCGCAACGTGATTTGGCGTTTGCAGAAAGCGAGAACGCCAAAAAGTTAGCCGAGTTAAAATTGGCACAGCAGGAAGCGAACCAAATTAATAAACTGATTGTGAAAATAAATCAATCCGCCGAGGGTAGTTATAATCGTTTATCGGCGCAATATTCATTGAATAAGATTTATTTAAACAACATGACTAAAGCCGAACGGGAAAACACCGAGGAGGGGCGAAAATTGGTTGCACAAACCAAAGAAATATACGAAGAAATGAAACGTTTGCAGGAAGCAACCGGGAAATTTCAATTGAACGTCGGAAATTATACGGAGGCGTCCGACGCAATTATTGCGTATGGCGACAAATTAAAAGAAACGTTAGGTTTAAATAGCGCATTTGGCGAAAGTCTTTTGGCGTTAGGACGTGGCGGGGCTGAAAGTAAAGCCGTTTTTACAGCTATTGGCGACGGGGCAAAAGCATTGGGAAAAACTTTGTTGGGATTACTTTCAAACCCGGTTTTTTTGGCGATTGCCGGAATTGCGGCGGCGGGTGCGGCGTTTAAATGGTGGTACGATTATAACGCCGGGTTAGTTGAGGCAACGAGATTGACGCAACAATTTACCGGGAAAAGTGGCGATGATTTGAAAGCGTTTAGAAATGAGGTGCAAGCCGTCGCCGATTCATTCAACGCAGATTTCCGGGAAACATTGATTGCAACAAACGCATTATCAAAACAATTTGGTATTTCTGCAAATGAGGCATTGCAATTGGTTAAGGATGGGTTTTTAGCCGGAGGCGATGCGAACGGGGAATTTTTAGACACGTTGAAAGAATACCCGGCATATTTCAAAGAGGCGGGAATATCAGCAGACCAATTTGTTGCAATTGTTACCCAAACAAACAAAATGGGTATCTTTTCAGACAAAGGCGTTGACGCAATTAAGGAGGCAAATTTGCGTTTGCGTGAAATGACGACGGCGACGGCGGCGGCTTTGGATGGTATTGGTATTTCGTCGGAACAAGTTCAAAAAGATTTGCAGACCGGAACCAAAACGACATTTGATGTTATACAAGACGTTTCCGCAAAATTGGCAGAATTGCCGGATAATGCGGCAACGGTCGGGGCTGCAATTGCAGATATATTCGGGGGGCCCGGAGAGGACGCCGGATTGCAGTATTTGCGCACGTTGAAAGATATTTCAACAAACATGGATGAAGTAAAAGGGAAAGCCGGAGTTTTGGCGCAATTGCAGGAGGAACAATTGCAAAGCCAAATTGAGTTGCAAAACGCATTATCCGGGTTGTTTGACGCAACCGGAGGGAATTTTGAAACGTTGACAACGCAGGCAAAAGTTTTTGTTAACCAAGGATTGACGGCGATAATAAAAGGGGTTATTGATGTTGTCAATTACTTGATTGAGTTATACAATGAAAGTGTTTTGATACGTGCAATTTGGAATGGGATTGTTGCCGGATTCAAAACAACATTTGATACGTTGGGAAATTTGTTTGGATTCTTTATTGATATAGTCAAAGCAACCGGAACCGCATTAAAGGGGGCGTTTACGTTAGATTTTGACGAAGTAAAAAAAGGATTGGCAGATTATGCAGCAGCGTACGGAAATTTGGTTAAAGCCCAAGTTAAAGACATAACAGAAAATTTACAAGAGGGTTTGGATGGTATGCAAAAGAAAATAAAACCGTTAACAATCCCGGTTTCTGTTGGAGATACCCCGACGCCACAAACAGACAATAAGCCCGTAACGACACAGAACCCAACCGTAAAGCCAAGGGGTAAAAGCGATGCGGAAAAGGCAGCAGAACGACAAGCAAAGCAAATTGAAGCGGCATATAAAAAGAATTTGGAAGCAACCCGAAAATTGCAGGATGCACAATTGCAGTTGGAAACCGACGAATGGGCAAAGCGTCGCCAACAAACGCAATATCAGTATTCCCGCCAAATTGAGGATTTACAACACCAATTGCAGACCGAAAAGGATTTGAACGAAACCGGACGTCAAGCGATAAACGCCACAATTACGGCGTTGGAACAGCAACAAACCGAGGCGTTATTGAAAATCGAACAAGACCGACAATTGCAGGAATTAGCGTTACAGAAAGAAAGCATTGAATTACGTTTGCAAGCAGTCAAAGAGGGAAGCGAGCAGGAAAAACAATTGCGGATGCAGTTGTTGGAAAACGAAAGACAAACCGCATTATTACAGAACCAACAGAAACCGACCGGGCAACAGCAGGACGCCGCGGCGATTAATGCAAGTTTTGACGCAAAGGGAGCCGGAATTGCGGACGAATATTTGCAAGCGCAATTACAGATATTCGACCAACAACAAGCGTTGGCACAATCGGAGTTTGATTTGTTGAGAAATTCAGAAGCCCGGAAAACTCAATTCCGTTTGCAAGCAGAAAAGGAACGTTTGCAAAAGGTTTTAGAATTAAATCAGCAAGCCGCCAATAAATTGTCTGATGTTGAGGTACAAACAATTCAAAACACTATTAAAAAAATAGACCAAGAAATTGAGCAATCCAAAGGGGAGGAACGAGGAACAGACATTTACGGTTTGTTTGGGCTTAATTTGGACGACGACCAAAAAGAGGCAATTAATACGTCTATGCAATACGCATTGGATGCGTTAAATACATTCACGGCGGCACGTGTTGCCGCAGCAGATGCAGCCGTTGAGCAAGCGGATAAAGAGGTTTCCGCCGCACAATCGGCGTTGGATGCAGAATTGGAAGCAAGGGCAAACGGGTACGCCAATAATGTTGTACAAGCGCAAAAGGAGTTGGATTTGGCAAAGAAAAACCAAGAAAAAGCGTTGAAAGAACAACAGAAAGCGCAAAAACAGCAGGCAGCAATACAAACATTGCAGCAAATCGGAAACATGGTAACAGCAACGGCGCTGATATGGTCGCAATTAGGTTTCCCGTTTGCAATACCTGCAATTGCCGTAATGTGGGCGAGTTTTGCAGCGTCTAAAATCAAGGCGGCGCAATTGGCAAAACAGACCGGAGGAACCGGAGGAACGGAAACATACGGCGACGGTACCGTTGAACTTTTGGAGGGCGGTTCGCACCAAAGCGGAAATGATATTGATTTAGGAACGAAACCGGACGGAACCCGCCGGCGTGCCGAGGGAGGCGAATTTTTCGCCGTGATAAATAAACGAAGTTCACGCCGTTTCAGAAAGATAATACCGGACGTTATCAATTCGCTAAACAATGGTACGTTTGCACATAAGTATTTAAAATCCTATTCAGACGGCGACGGTTTGACGTTAAACGTTACCGGACAAAGCCCGGATTTACGCAATTTGTCGGATGATGTAAGGGAAATTAAGGAACAGAACCGACGACGGGTTTACGTGGATGGCGACGGAAATACGATTGAAAGTTACAAGAATTTGAAACGTAAAATAAAAAGACTATGACACCAAAATATAGATTCTTTTTGCAGATAGGGGAGGACGGAACCAAACAAACCGTCTGCCCCAATTATAAGGATGATTTAACGTTGGATTATGAGTTGGAAACAAATCAAAGGTTTTACCGGGCTAAATTGTCCGGTAAAATAAACTTTGTCCGTGCTGATTACGATATTATCAATAACGCCCCGTTTGATTCTGAATTTTTCCTATATATCGAAAAAAGCGATGATTGGGGACAAACATACAATCAATACTATAAAGCAAAGTTTATGAAAACGGATTGTACGTTTAATGATGATGATAAATTGGTTACGGTACAGCCGGAAACAATAGACCAATACAACGACGTTTTGGCAGGATTGGAAAAGGAATACAATTTAATTGAGTTGGCCCCACAAATCGAATTTCTTACAATAAGAAAACGCCCATTGATACAAATATACGTTCCCGGAGATAGTATTGTTTCGTGCTTTTTGGGCGGCACGAATTGGGAACAAGACGCAAACGCCACGACTGACCAAAACGCATTAATACAAACCTATCATTTTGCACTATGTAATATTTTGAAAGAAATACAAATTACGTCGCAAGGTTCCCCGGCGGTAATATCCGGGCTTTATATTGGGCGGATGTCGACGGGTGTAAGTCCTGATGAATTTATGGGAGATTTATACCCGGAATTAAATGTAAATTATTATATCCATATTGCACAAAAACGAGTTGCGGGTGGGCTACCTATTGGGCTAGCAGGTGTTGAGATACGCCGCCGTTCTGATGATGTGGCAATGTTCCGGTATACAAAGATAACGCAAGAACCTTTTGATACGTTGGAATTTGATTTAACCGCCGTTGAGGGTTCCGGAGCAACGGGTACGATGCACGCCGATATGAAAAGTTATAATATATACGCCCGATATTTGGTTGATGTTGATAAAATAGACGATTTAGATACATACCCGTTGTCGTCCGATGATATTGTAGATAATAATAGAAATTACCGCCGGGCAATTGGTTACGCAATCGACGTGGCATTTATATCTAATAATTTTTCAGATACGCCGACCGAGTGGGGATTAGCCGACAGTGGAAAGTATTTTGAGCCGCCTTATTCCATATATGGACAAACGTTTTATCCAATCGCCCGGTCAACGTGGCGTTATGCGTCGTTATGGTTTGGGTTTTATCTGATGGATTGGATATTAGAGGAAAAAGCCCGAAAAGCATATACTTTGCGTGATGCGTTTACATTGTCGTCATGTATCAATGTGCTATTAAAAGAATTTGCGCCCGGAATAACGCATGAAGCGACGCCGGAATACAGCCAATTTCTTTATAACACAAACAATCCTATTTCCGGGAAGTCATTTAAGTTGCTAATAAGTCAGAAAAGTAATATCATTAATGGCGAATATAAAACCCCGGCGCAAAAAGCCCCGATTACATTACAACAGATTATGACGATGTTACGGGATATTTACAAATGTTATTGGTATATTGAGGACGGAAAATTTAAAATTGAACAGGTAAGTTGGTTTAGAAATGGCGGTTCGTATGGATATAACCCGATTATTGATTATGATTTAACACAATTAGAAAACGTTAGGAACGGCAAAAAATTAGCTTTTGCAACGTCTGAATATTCATTTGACAAAGTAGAAATGCCGGAACGTTATCAATTTGAGTGGATGGATGATGTAACAACACCATTTGAGGGTTTACCAATAGAAATTACGTCCAAATATGTAACAGCCGGAAAGAGAGAAGAAATAAATATTTCCAATTTTACGTCCGATATTGATTTGATGTTGTTAAACCCCGGTGCAATTAGTTTGGATGGATTCGCATTGTTTGCGGCGGTTATGCCGTCCGGAGGTGGACAATTGGAATTGCCGTTTACAAGACAAACCGTTGATGGCGTAGAATATTTTTTGCAAAATGGATATTTAGCGTTTATCAATATACAACCGACATATTGGGTCTATGATATGCCCGCACGGAATTTCAAAATAAATAATTCCCAATATTATGCTTTGGGAGGATTGGAACGTAAAAAGAAACAAACATTGAATTTCCCGGCAGGAACCACAGACCCAAACCCGATGCAGTTAGTTAAAACATATATCGGTAACGGTCAAGTTGATAAACTTTCGGTAAATTTGTGTAGTCGAAATATTAAAGCAACGTTGAAATATGATACAGAATAACAACATAAGTGTTTTACCGTGGTACACGTCAATAAATGAACAGAACCACAGAAAAAGTTACGCATACGGCGCAATTTACCCGTTATTTGCCCCGGCTGATAGATTGTTACCGTTTCAGATAATGAGAAACACACGGTCAAACAATGTTACGTCAGTGGTATTGTATGAAAAGACCGGAAAGCAAGTTGCAAACATAACAACGTATATGAAAGAAACCGGATTGCAGATTGTCCGGTTTCAAACGTTGGGTTATGATGTTATATTGTACCCGTCAATATTACCCATGCCATTAAATCAGTTGGACGGAATATATTATATGACGTTATCGGATGGCGTGCAAACGTGGTATTCTGAAATGTTCACGGTCGTACAAGATGTTTCCGGTTACTTAAAAATACAATGGTGGGATATTGAAAATTTGGTATTTGACGCCGGGCAAATAGTATATAAAAACTCGGATTTCAAAAATACGTTGTACCTTTGTACAGAGTTGGGAAAACCTGATTATGAATATGAAGAGGACGGCGAAGAACGGGACGGGTATTTTTTTCCGGAAAAACAAATATCAGTCAAAACGTTTAAATGTACGATATTGGCACCGGAGTTCCTTTGCGACGTTATGCGTTTTATCCGTATGGCTGATTACATTCATATAACGGATAAATACGGCAGGGAATACGATTGCGACACGTTTTTAATTACCCCGAAATGGCAAACGCAGGGGGATTTGGCGAGCGTGGAAATTGAGTTTAAAACAAATACCGTCGTGAAGAAAATAGGACGTGGCTATATAATAGCAAACAAAGGAGATTTTAACGAAGATTTCAATAATGATTTCAAAAACAATTAAATTAATTAGATTATGGGAAATTATGAACAATTAAAAGCAGCAATTGCCGCCGTTATCAAAGCAAACGGCAGGCAAGAAATCACGGGGGATGTGTTGCAATCAGCGTTGTTGTCGATGGTTAGCAATATAGGGAGTAATGCAACATTTGCAGGATTTGCGAAGCCGGATACAATACCGGGAACGCCAGACCAAAATATATTCTATATTGCGTATGAAAGTGGAACATATTCCAATTTCAGTGGAATAATATTGCAAAAAGAGATTGTTTTTTTTGTAAACAAAAATGGGATTTGGGAAAAAGAAGAAACCGGAATTGCCTCATTTGAAAAAATGGAGGAATTGGAAATATTAATAAATACAATTTTAAATACAATAAAAAATGAAATTGTATCAGATGTAACTATTGATGATAATGGCGCAGGATACACAGCGGCAGGAAGTACAGCGAGCAATGGTTGGGTAAAATCTGATTTTTTACCAATAAACTATGGGGATAAAATAGAGTACAAACTTGACGGATGGCAAAATTTTTGCATTTTAGCATTATTCGATTCTGAAAAACGAAGAATTTTAGAAAATCAAATTGTTGGAGCAACGGGCGTGTATAGTGGTTACGGAAACTTTAAAGAGGAAATATATGTAAATACAAACAAAAATGTAAAATTTGCAATTGTTCAAACAAGGCAAGAAACTTTACAAAGCGCAAACGCAAAAATTATTAATTATGTAGATAATTTTATTAATAAAGTTGAGCTTGAGGCTTATAAGAAAGAAAATGAAAATGGGAAAAAAGAACTAACAGAAAGTATTGCACAGATAAACGGAGTGTTATATTCTAATGAGGAGGATAATATAATTATCAACAATTCAAGTGGTAATGGTATTGCCTATTCAAACGGTAGTAACGCTGGTAGTGGTCATTATGTAACAGAAAAGATAACAGTATTTGAAGGGGATAGAATTGATTATACCTTATCAGAAGCAAGTAATTTCTGTATGATTGGCGCGTGGAAAAATGGGGCGTATTCTCAGTCTGATTCAGTTGCTGGAATTGCGTCTTTAACGAGCGGTACATATATTGTACCCAAAGGAATTACAGAAGTTAAACTTGGAACAAACGTATATAAAGGGGCAACAGCCAAGATTATAAGAAAAGAATTTAGATTTACTACAAAAGAAGAATTTACTAAAATTAAAAATATAAAACCATTCAACACAGATATAGATGAACATCTAATTGATGAGGTGTGTGGAAAATTCTATGGAGAAAGAGCTATTGCCCATAATAAGTATATGACTTCTGCAAGTAAGATTGTATATGTTGATACAGTTGGAGGTAACGATGATGATAATGGATTGTCTCAAGATACAGCTGTAAAAACTCTTACAAAAGCAAATGAAATACTTATAGATGGTGACACTCTGTTAATAAAAAGAGGTAGTGTATTTATTGCCGAAGAAACTATTAAAAAAAATGGCATTATCATTGATTGTTATGGTGACCCTACAAAAGAAAAACCAACTTCATACAACCTTATCGATGTAACAAATTCTACAAATATAGAAAAAGTAGTTGGTTATCAGAATATATATAGAATTGCATGGGAAAACAAAGGCGCAAGTGGAAGTGACAGAGCTGCAATACAAGTATTTGTAGATGGGAAAGCCTGTGGGGACTGGACGATATATACAAGATATACTCCAAGCGACTATGACGTAATAACCCAAGAAGGAGCAATGAAGTATCTTGATGAAAATGTAGATGACGCTGCGTGGTGCGATGCTTACTTAAACAATGGGTTCAGTAATGGATGGAAACCTGGAACAAATTATATATACTTTGCAGTATCATTTGACGCAACAGACCAGGCAACGCTAAATAATCACAAGATTCAAATCACAAGAAGTGTAGGGCAGTTGGTTAAGTTTACAGGAAAAGATACCGACTTGCGAAACTTTATATGGCAAACAATATGCTTTAATGTAGTTGACCCGTGTAAATTTAACGAAAATGTAGAATTATACAATTTTGTAAGACATGGATTCCATTATGAATGTTCTTGGTTTATGAACTGCAAAACAGATGTTTTGGAGGGTATTGGTAAACATTATCATTATCAGCCTAAGAACGACCAAACGTTTTACGAAGAAATAGTAATATTTGGATGTAAGGCAATAAGTAGGAGAAAAGATGGGCGGGGAGAATTGTTTGACGGGCATGGTACAAATACTTCAAACCCCATCGTGACATATAATAGAGCATACGTTATTAATTGTTATGCGGAAAATCTATTGTATGCGTCAGATTCCCCAAATGTAGCTAATACATACATAAAAAACATAACATTAAATAATTGTGCGTCAATAGCTGTATGTCGAAATAATACAATAATTGATGGAGTGTTTGGAACATTAAATCCAATTTCTAAAACGCCGATTATAACACCACCAACAAAAAACCAAAATGGGAAATTAAAAAATACTCATTTAAAGGTAATATCTGAAAAAGGAGGAGTATATCTAATGTACGATGTAGGATATAATAAACAATATGGTTATTTGACTTTTGACAATGTATCTATATTGATTTATAAAGAAAGTGAAGATGAGAGTACTAATGAATTAGCAACCACATTTTCGTTTTGGAATGGAAATTCTAATTTCTATTTCAGTAATTGTACATTTGCTTGTAAACATAAAAGCGGTGCAGTTGAAAAGTTTGCAAGAGATACTGATAATGTTACAGATTTCTCTAATATTAATTTTAAAAACGTTGTAATAGCAGGTATAGAAAACAATAAAGATATTATTAACGACAATATACAATGGTTAAAAAACGTAGATGATTTATTTACAATAGAAAATCAATTAAGATTAATGTATATATCGGATGGGGAAATTAAAACATTAAGTATGTAGTATATATGGAAAGAATTATGAATTGGGAGCAATGGCGTATAATCGCCATTTCCACGGTTAGCCCGTTATTTGGGTATTTAACCCCGACAAAGGGTTTTGTTTATGCGTTAGTAGTAATGTTTGCGTTCAATATTTGGGCGGGAATGAGGGCGGACGGCGTGGCGATTGTGCGATGCAAAAACTTTTCGTTCCGGAAGTTTAAAAACGCATTGTGCGAATTGCTTTTGTATCTGTTTATTGTAGAGGCGATTTTTGTAATAATGAAAAATTGCGGCGATGAAAATGCGGCGGTTATCGTGGTAAAATCACTAACATACGTGTTTATGTATGTGTATTTGCAAAATGCGTTCCGCAATCTGATTATTGCGTACCCCCGGAATTTGGCGTTACGTATTATTTACCATGTTATCCGTTTGGAGTTTACAAGGGCTTTGCCGTCGCATTTGCAACCGATAATTGACAGCTTGGAAAAAGAATTTGGGAACGACCCCGACAAAAACAATAAAAAGAAAGGAGAAAACGAAAATGAGTAAAGTTGTAATTCTTGATGGAGGTCACGGCGTGGATTGTGCCGGGAAACGTTCCCCCATTTGGGGGGACGGTTCCCAATTGTTAGAATGGGAGTTTAACCGTGATATTGTACGCCGTATTGCGGCGATGTTGAAAGCGGAGGGAATAAAGTTTGAAATTTTGGTACCGGAGGACAACGACGTATCATTACCGGAACGTTGCCGACGTGCAAACGTTATCCATGCAGATTGCGGCAACAACGCCGTTTTGTTTAGCGTTCACGGGAACGCCGGAGGCGGCACCGGGTGGGAATGTTATACAAGCGTAGGACAAACGAAAGCGGATGCAATCGCAACCGTTCTTTGTAAGGAGGCGGAAAAAGAGTTTGCCCCGGATGGTTGGAAAATGCGTTTTGATTATGTGGACGGCGACCCGGACAAAGAAAGCCAATTTTATATTCTGAAACATACTGTTTGCCCGGCGGTATTATCTGAAAATTTCTTTTTTGATAATGAAAAGGATTGCCGTTTTATGATGAGCGACGACGGAAAAGAAAGGATTGCAAAGGTACATTTTGAAGCAATAAAGAAAATTGTATGAAAAAGTATTTGATTTGGGCGGCAATTGCGATGGTAGTTGCCGCCGTTGCAACAATATGGGTGCAACGAACGAAAATTGAAAAATTGACGGACGAACGGAACAGATACCGGGGAAATACAGAAACATTGTTGCAGGACGTCGAAACGTACAAAACAAAGGATAGTTTGAACGCCGCCAAAGTTGGGGTTTTGGAGCTGAAATTGTCAGAGTTTGAAAAATACCGGGCGAGCGATGCGGAGTTGATAAAGACGTTGCAGACAAAGAACCGGGAGTTGGAAGCCGTTACAACGGCACAAATGGAAACAATAACCAAATTGCGGGGAACCGTCCGGGACAGCATTGTATATTTGCCCGGAGATACGACAACAATTGTTCTGAAATGCGTTGATATTTCTGACCCGTGGTTTTCATTAAAAGGATGCACGACGCCGGACGGGGAGTTTACCGGGACATTTGTAAACCGTGACAGCATTTTAGTTGCTGCAACCGTACAATATAAACGGTTTTTGGGGTTCCTTTGGAAAACCAAGAAAATAAAGAACCGGGAAATTGATGTTATCAGCAGGAACCCGCATACAAAAATAATGGGGGTTGAATATATAGAGATAGAAAAATAACTATCTTTGTATCGAATTACATTTGACCACATAATTAGAGATTGTTTTCAAGGATTAGCCGGGTTTGCCCCGGCTTTTTTCGTTTTGCCCATTTTTAGCCCCGTAGCGGCGTTTTTATTTCAAATTGGATAAATTACACGTCCGGCTGTATAAAAGTCGCTTAAATCAAAAATTCCGGGAAAATAACTTTGAAAACAGCCAAAGAAAATATTTTTGCTTTGTTTTGATAAAATAAAAAGAAATATTTTTGGTAATTAAAAATAAATACCTACATTTGCAGTGTTGAAAGTTCAACACACCGACCGGGCGGGTTCCCGGAACCAAATACAAATTCGTATGAGTTCAGAAAAAAGAAACAAGTTAAGCGAGATTTTCAAATTGGCGTGGCAGTTCGTAAAACGCAATGGTTATAAACTTTCAGAGGCTTTAAAATGTGCATGGTTGAACATTAAGTTGAAAGCCGAAATGAAAAAACGAATTGTAAAATTCTACTTTCAGAAAATAGACGGTTCATTGCGTGAGGCATACGGAACAATGAACCCGGACATAATCCCGGCACCAACCGGAACCCGTAAACCAGCCGACACGGTTCAAACCTATTTCGACACCGAAAAGCAGGAATATAGATGTTTCAAAAAAGCTAATTTAATTCGTATTGCATAAACAACGCCGGGGGAAACCCCGGCATAAAAAACAAAGACATGGAAAAGTACATTTTGACAAAGACCCAAAAGGGCAAAAAATACTTATATGAAGTTAAGGACGAAAACGGAAACGTTATTTCAAAAAGAACGTCAACACGTGATTATGTAGCGTGTACGGTAAATGGCGATTTTTACTTTGGTCGTTTAGATTTAATTGGAAAAGGCTACCACGGGAAAGGTATATCAAATGCAGCAAAAATATTATCAAATCCACAAAAAGCATTAAAAGAACATGGGCAAGCGTTTATTGATTATTTAGTACAAAGGAAAGAACAATTAAGTAAAATTGCATATTTACAGCCGGGGAAATAACCCCGGCAAAATTATAAATCATGGAAATAAAATTGACGTGATGGAAAGCATAATAATAAAAGAAATTGAAATGATGTTGGAACTACCTTTGCACGAAAGACAAAAAGCGTATTTCCAAGACTTATTAAACGCTGCAAAGCCCGTTACAATTGTTCCGGCGGCTGATGTATTGGAGGATTACGAATTGGATTACATACGGCAAGTAATTAAGCCAAAGCCGAAAGAATGTTATCGAAATTCCCATTTACTTTGCGAGGCGTTCCCGGAACGGATTCTTTATTGTGAGGGAAAAACAAACGTCCCAATACCGATTGACCATGCGTTTAACAAGGTCGGCGACGCATATATTGATATAACATTTGAATTTGCGTTGCATGAAAACCCGTCAATATATGAGTACGTAACATTTGGCGAGTACGACGCAAAGACCATACGAAAAGCAGTATTGGAAACCGGATATTACGGCGAAATTTACAAATGGTTGTATTATCAGAGTAAGAAATAAAAAGACCCCCGGCGTCATAAATCAATATGCACCGGGGGAATTTTACGCAGTAACCGAGAGCGATATTTGGTTGATGCGGTACCACAAAAATATATTGTTTGCCGTAAATTGCAAAACAACCCGCAAAAATAAATTTGAAATAAAAGTATTTATCTTTGGTAATTAAAGAAATATTTGTACCTTTGCATTGAAGTTAAGCCCACGCACGGGGATAGTGCGAAATAATATGAATATCAGAAAAGACAAAGAATTGAACATTTTGGCGAAAGCAGCCGGAAAGAAAGCAACAGAAGTTGAAACAATCATTGTAAATCAATTAATCCAAAAGGAAATGATACAAGACGACCCGAAATTTTGGGGATGCACTTTGTTTGATAGTATCGAACGTAACGTTCCGGTTTCTGATGTTGTCGGCATTATCAAAGCAACCGGAATTTCGGTTGTACGTTCCGAACATTTGGACGCATTTCTGAATTTGGTATTGGTCGGAAAAGGAGATTGCCCGGTATGTGGCGGAGAAATGGAAGTTACCGACGCCGATTATAAATGTTGCGGCGGCGATGGATATTTAACCCCGTATGAATACGAACCGATATTTGAGGAAAAAACCTGCAAACATTGCGGGCATGTAGAGTAATAACCATAAAAATAAAACAATATGAAATTGAGAGTAAATGAAGCAATCGCCCGTTCCGAGGCGAACGGAAAAAAGGTATTGAAAAAGGATATTGCAGCCCGTTTATTTGAGGGCGCAAGCGAAAGCGCACAGCAGGTAAATATGACAAATCTTTGCAACGGGACAACCAAAAGGATTGTTCCGGAATGGGTAGTAATAATTTGCGAAATGTGCGGTTGTTCCGCCGATTATCTGTTTGGAATGGAGAATTAAAACCATGAAAAAGAAGTTTATCGAAAAAAAGGAAAAGATGGTTGATGTTTTCTTTTCCGATGCGTGGCAAGCAAAGGTTTTTGCAATGATATTTAGCATTTTCGGAGTAATATGTTTTATTGCCGGATTTTGGAATTATATCCATTTTTTGTTTTCTGCAATGTGTGGATTAATGGTTTATGTATTGTTTAACGAATTAAAGAGCAAATAACATGAGAGCGAAAAAGAAACAGCCGGAAAACCCGGAAAAAAGTATTGCAAACACAATGGGTAACGCAGTAAATGCGGTTAAGAAGTTGGCGGAAGCAATGGGACAATTGCCCGCCGATAAATTCCCGGAAATAAACGATGAACAACAGATTGTCCCCGGATTGGATGCCGTCGAAATAGAACAGCCCGCCGGGGCTTTTGAAATTGTGCCGGGCATGACGGTTGAGGAAATGACAGCAATGTTTTTTGATGGTGCATTAATCGAACCGCCGTATAAAGTATGGCAGCTAAATAGCAAGGGACACCGATATTATTACAAGTTTGACGATAACGGAAACCCGGAATTTTATCCGTCAGTTACAACCATATTATCGCAGACAATGCCAAAATCGGAATTTCTGATTAAATGGATTGCCGAAAAAGGAATTGACGAGGCGGAAAGATACAAAGCAGAACGGGCGGCGTATGGTACATTCATGCACGCCCAATTTGAAGAACTTATAATTAACCGCTTTTATGATTTGGACGGACTGAAAGCCAAATTGAAAGATTATATTGATAACAACAAATTGCCCGCCGATTTCATTTATTACGCTGATGATTTCAAAAAGGATATATTGGCATTTGCGCAATTTGTTTTGGATTATGACGTTAAACCGTTAGCCGTGGAAATTGCGTTGGTACACCCCGTTCATAATTACGCCGGAATGATTGATTTACCGTGTACGATGTTATCAAAGCCCGGTTCAAAAGAATACATAAACGCAATTGTGGATTTCAAAAGCGGGCGCAAAGGATTTTACGAAGAAGCGGAAATTCAGTTGCATTTATATGCGATGATGTGGAACGAAAATTTCCCGGATATTCCGATTGACCGTGTTTTCAATTTTAGCCCGAAAGATTGGCGAAAGAAACCGACGTACAATTTGAAAGACCAAACAGACAGCCCGAACGCAAAGAAAATCCCGTATTTTTTGGAGTTGGCAGCAATTGAGGACGAAAAACGGGATAATACATTTACGGCGGTTTCCGGGGAAATATCATTGGATAACGAACCGGATTTGACAAACAATATTGTTTCGCTGACGTTGGCGGAACTTGTTAAAAGCAAAGCCCCGGCGGAAAAGAAAAAGCCGGAACCGGAAAAAGCCGTTACCGTTGAGGATTTGAAGAAAGACCCGGAACCCGAACCACAACCGGAACCGGAGGAAAAGAAAACCAAGACCGTAAAGAGAACCACACGAAAAACGGCAAAAACGGCGGAAAACAAGCCCGTCAAGGAAAAGAAAACCGCAAAACGTACAATTACACCAAAAAAAGAAAAAGTGGCTAAAATCGAAGAAAAACAGCCTAAAAAGCCGGGACCCGTGACAGAGAAAGATTTGTTGAATACTGAAATTGATATATAAAAGCAAGGGGCGGAAAGCCCGCCCCCGTATCTTTTTCGCCAACATGGGCGATAAGATGATGCAAAAGTAAAAAATAATTTATATATTTGCAATGGGGATAGGTCGGAGTAGCTACCGACCGAAAGGGTAAGCCAACAGCCCGTCCCCATTTCTAATTTGTTGGCAGTTCTTAAAAGTTGGCAATTATGGAAAATGAAATTTGGAAAGACATTCCCGGATATGATGGGTATTATCAAGTTAGTAGCTATGGTAATGTAAGGTCATTAGAAAGACCTTATACAATTTGTTCAAAAACTATTATATCAACAAAAAGCAAAATATTAAAACAAGGAATAGTAAAGGGATATTATAACGTTGAATTAAATGTTAATGGAGTTGCAAAAAAAATTTTTGTACATAGACTTGTGGCATTAGCATTTATTCCTAACATTAATAATTTGCCTTGCATTAATCATAAAGATGAAAATCCATTAAATAATAGAATGGAAAATATTGAATGGTGTACTATTGAATACAATTTGAAATATGGGACAAGGCAAGAACGAATTTCCAAAAATAGAAAAAGGAAGGTTTTACAATATTCCTCTGAAGGGGAATATATTGCAGAGTACGATGGGGCAATAGACGCTGAAAATGCTACTGGAATAAAAAGGCAAAATATAAGTAAAGTAATATTAGGAAAAAGACACACAGCCGGAGGATATATTTGGAAGAAAGGAGGCTCAAAATGAAAGGTAGAATAATGCGTAATGAACCAATAAATAGAATATCATTACCTATAATTGGGAAAATAAAAGTTGGCATAAAAGATGAAAAGGGATTGCCTAAAAGTATAGATTATTTTGTAAGCACCGGAAAATATGCAGGGCTATTTAATCAAGCATACGGGGATAAACCGCAAACAATACAAATAGTATTTGTTTATGATGAACCGGAAAAGTCATGCAGGGAAGAATATCAATATAGGGATGATGCGGGTAAATTGGTTGCATACGGCGACGGGGAAACGTTCTTTGTATGGAACGGAAAACAATATTGTCAATATAGTACAAAGGATTATCCCAATTTGATGGCGGGGGTTGCGCAAAAACACCCAAACCGGGCTGTTAAGAATGGCGGCGACGGATGGATTGTAATGTTAACCGTAACTTTTATTATTCCGTTGGTTCGTGGAGTTGGCGGGGTATGGCAATTCACGACAAAGGGTACGGCGTCAACAATACCCAATATCCGTGATACATTCGACGCCATATTGGAAGAAAAGAAGTTCGTCAAAGGAATTATCTTTGATATGAACGTACAATTTGCGGTTTCTCAAAAGCCCGGCGACCGTTCCCGTTATCCGGTTGTTACGATTGTTCCAAACGAAAGTGAGGGAAATTTGTTTGCGGTAAAAGAAGCTTTTAAGCCCGTACAGTTGTTGGAATAAAAAAAAAGTATTATATTTGTGGCGTAAAACGATCGACCGTTACCGATTGAAAGATATTTGCTAATTAGCTACAAAGCCCCTTTTAGATGTGTAACGGCTCTAATTGGGGCTTTTCTTTTTTAATTATGACTTACAATATTTTGATTGACCAAAGATTCGCCGTTGCAAATGAACTGACTATTGTTCAAACAACAACGCTTGCAGCGTGTATGACATTGCCAACGTGGACTAATACAATTACGGTTGATGGCATTGTTTGGTATCAATATTCAGAAACAAAAATGGTAGATGATTTTCCGTTGCTTTTTTCAATCCCTAAAAGAGTTTACAAAAACATTAAAGAACTTGCAGACAGAGGATTTATTGAGTTGAGTTCTTTGGGGAAAACAAAGTATCTAAGATTTACAGAAAAATGTAAAACATGGAACAGAAGCGAAACGGACTTTAATCAGTCCGAAAACGGACTAAACAACAGTCCGAAAACGGACTTTAATCAGTCCGAAAACGGACTACAAGACTATAATATTAATAATAATAATATTAATAATACTATGAAGAAAGAGGCTAAAGCCTCAAAAGAAAATCCAAACGGATTTTCACAAGACAATTTTTCAAACGAAGAAAAAACAGTTAAAGCAAGTATTGTTTATGGGTTTACCCCGGAATTGTTGGACGTCAGAAAACAAGTAATTGATAAAGTTGATAATTACTTTGCAAAACTTGTATTCCCATTTGATAGCGATGAATTTAAACGGAACTTTTATATTTTGATGTGTCAACCGAAATGGAGAACGTCGCAAAAGAGTTTTTCAGCGATACAAGCAAACTTAAATGGTTTGAGTAAATACCCGGAAGAATTTGCGCTGATTCTGATAAAAGAAAGCATTTCAAAAGGTTGGGCGGCGTTAGAATATGATTCAACCCCCGAAAAATACGAAAAATGGGAAAAAATGAAACGTTCCGTAAAGACAGAGCAGCAAAGCAGCAAAGAAATTGCGGATATGATGAAGTATTTAAACAATGATTTTGATTGATATGGGAGCTATTGAAAAAAAAGAAAATACGGCTTTAGAAATATATAATACCAAGCCCGGAACAAAAGCCATTGAAGTACGCCGTAGAATGATGCAATTGCCGGAGGTTGCCAAAGCATTAAACCCAGTTGAAAAATATGTTTTCGCAGCGTCAACAAAAACACCAATTGCGGAAATTGACGATGCAAAATTAGTTGAAAATCTTTCGTTGTTGTTTAAGCGTATAGCAATGGACGTTGGTTATATAATACCACAGAATGAAAATGATTGGAATTATATACAATCCCGGTTGTTGGATATTCTGAAACGTTATCACTCTGATATGACGTTGGCGGATATTAAGATAGCTTTTGAGTTGGCGACGACCGGGGAATTAGACGAATTTTTGCCGAAAGATAAACACGGGAACCCGGACAAAAACCATTATCAACAGTTCAACGCCGATTACTTTGCAAAGATTCTGAAAGCATACAAGCAAAAGCAGACAGATGTAATTGACAAAGCATACAAAGCTATACCGGAAAAAAACAATGAAATTTCGCCGGAGCAAATCCGGAGATTTGAGATACAAAGACAATGGCGGAACCGTTATATTTTCCTTTGCTACAAATACACCGGGAAATTAATATTGGGGCTAACTGATGATATGTTTTTGTATGAATGGTTGCAAAAATGCGGGTTGGCTGATGATGTACAAGTTAAAGAGGACGACCGAAAAGAAGCGTTTGCCCGGTATATGCAGCGTGTAGCCCGTGGAATGATAAACCAATATACAGCGTTTCAAGTTCGCCGAAAAGGAACCGAAAGCCCGGAAATTGATTTTACGGCGTTTGAGGTTGCCCGGAAAAAGGAGATTATAAAAGCATTTGACCGGATGATTTCCGAGGAAATGCAAGTTGATAACTACATGAAGTTTTAAATATGGAACTATTTATTGTTTGCTTTATAATTGGCGTAATAGGTTATTTTACAAAAGCGGGAGGATATAAAGATGAAAATTGAAAAATGTGGAAACATAACATTAATAAACGGGGATTGCATGGAGTTTATGCAATCCCAAAGTGATAAATCTTTTGATTTGGCAATTGTTGACCCGCCATACGGAATTGATTACGCTGCAAAACCTGCAAGGTCAAAGCATGAAAAAAAGAATTGGGATAATGATATACCAAATGATATTTATTTTGACGAACTTTTCAGAATTTCTAATAAATGTATAATATGGGGTGGAAATTATTATAAATTGCCTCCATGCCAATGTTTTATATTTTGGTACAAACAAAATCCGGTTCCTAACTTTTCAGATGGTGAGTTTGCGTGGACTAATTTTAATTGTCCTGCAAAATGTTTTGATTATAGATATTATGGAAATTTACAAGGTAAAAGTTCAGTCAAAGAAAAAAAAATACACCCCACACAAAAACCAATAATATTATATGAATGGCTATTACAAAATTTTGCAGAACCCGGTCAAAGGATATTGGACACGCACGGCGGAAGTATGAGCCATGCAATAGCCGCACATAAATTGGGCTTTGATTTAACTATAATTGAAAAAGACCCGGTTTATTATGAACAAGCAAAGAAAAGATTAATTGAGTTTCAAAGACAGCAAGTTTTTTTTAATTATGAAAATTGATTGTATAGTTGGTTTTTAAACAAAAATAATTATATTTGTAACGGGGATAGGCGGAGTAATTAACCGACCGAAAGGGCAAGCCAACAGCCCGTCCCCGTTTCTTATTTGTTGGCAGTTCTTAAAAGTTGGCAATTATGGAAAATGAAATTTGGAAAGAC